ACTATGACAATCAAAGTGCATACTCCACAAGAGGGCGTATTCGTGCAATTATGAATGGTGGTCCTGATGGTTTACTTGCATTACTAGGTGACCAAATAAAAGGTTTCCAAGATTTCCAAATACCTGTACCTAACTTAATGATGTCAGGACTAGAGCATTTGTCACAAAAGATAGGTCGTATTCCTAACTTAAAAGTAGATGTACCTAACAATAAAGATTCTGACAGAGCTAGAGCTAAAGCAGATAAGATAGCTCGTATTGTAACTTCGTATGATGACACACAAAAATTAGATTTACAAATGCCACAAGTAGGTAGATGGCTACCTGGTTATGGTTTTGCTGTATGGGTTATTAGAGAAAAGAAAGGACCTGATGGTACGCCATATCCTTGTGCAGAACTTCGTGACCCTTACAACTGTTTTCCTGGTTACTTTGGTGCAGATCAACAACCAAAAGAAATGGCTATTGTTCGTAGAGTACCTAAAGAATCACTTGCACAGGTTTATCCTAAGTATGCAGAAAAGATTATGGCTAAAGATGGTTATGAAACTAATGCACTAGGTATAGGTAATGCGTATGCTTCTGCTTATACAGATTCTTACAATGGTTCTTGGGCTAACTCAAATGGCGAAGGTGATTTAGTAGCAGAGTATTATAACGAAGAAGGTACATACATTTTCCATATGACTTCTGGAACTATTCTTGACTTTATACCTAACCCACTAGATAGTGGACCTGCGTTTGTTGTAGCAAAGAAATTTGCATTTGACAGATTACAAGGACAGTATGACCAGATTATAGGACTTATGGCTTCTATGGCAAAGATTAATGTTATGTCAATAATAGCTATGGAAGATGCAGTCTTTACAGAAACAAACATATCAGGTGAGATAGAATCAGGACAGTATCGTAAAGGTAGATTTGCTGTAAACTATCTAGCTCCAGGTACACAAGTCAGTAAACCTGCATCAAATGTACCTTATCAAATCTTTCAACAAATAGACAGAATAGAACGACAACTACGAGTAGGTGGTTCTTATCCTGTATCTGATGATTCACAAAGCCCACTTAGCTTTGCAACAGGTAGAGGATTAGAAGAATTAGGTGCAAGTATGTCACTAATGATTAGAGAATATCATACAGTTATGGCTGATGCTATAGAGATGATTGATTCTAAAAGATTAGAGTGGGATCAGAAAATGTATGGTGGTAAAGCTAAAGACCTATCTGGTTATTACAACAATCAGTTCTTTAGTGAAAAGTATGACCCAGCAAAAGATATACAAGGTGCATATAAGACACGCAGAGTGTATGGTGCTATGGCTGGATATGATGAGCCACAGAAGATTGTAACAGGGCTGCAATTACTACAGGCAGGTATCATAGACACACAGACACTACAAGAGAACCTTGATGGGTTAGATAACCTTACAACTGTAAACAGTAGAATTACAAAAGAAAAAGCAGAAAAAGTTTTATTTGATTCTTTACTAGCACAGGCACAACAAGGCGATCCTAAAGCAACTATGGCTGTTATACAGATAAGAAAACAGCCAGATGATATGCAAAGTATATTAGATAAGTTTTACACAGCAGAAGAACCTGCAATACCTGAAGCAGAACAAGAATTGCTTGGAGGAGCTTCCCTACCACCACAGGGTGCTCCACCAGGCATAGCACAATTACTACAAGGTATGGGTGGATGATGAGTGTAAATAGTGATTTTGCAGATATTGTACATAATTCTTTATATGATGTTGATGAACTAGGTGATGATATATTACTAGAAGAAGAAGTATTACAACCTAGAATGTTTCACGACCAAATGCCACCATTAGCTTTTCCTTTTGGCTATATGATTATAAGTTCTACATTTATGTTTTATGATGATGAGGATGAAGATGGCAACGAGAAGTCCTAGTAACAGGGGTTTAAATGTACCACCACCTGCTAGAAATTACCAAGATAACACACAAGCTGTGCGTAGAATACCAGATGTTGCATATGGTGAACAACAAGCTTTAATAGAACAACAAAAACAAGCACCTTTACCTGTTGATACAACTCCAGAGGTACAACAACGTAGAGCACCAATGCCAGAAGTAAATGTGTTTGCAGATACACAAAGACCTACAGAACCAGTCACATCTGGTTTACCTTTTGGTCCTGGTGTTGGACCAGCAGAACAATTAGAAAATACTAATGATATTATTTATGAGATGTATCGTTTAACAGGTGATAGCTATTTATTAAATCTAATTGAACAATGAACACATACGGAATATATGATGAAAATTTGTTTGAAGATGATGACATTAAACAAGCTCAAAGAAAATACAATAGAAAATCTAAAGTAACAAAAGAAAAAGCACAGTACGCTTCTAATTTTGTAAAAACATATCCTAATGTATCTCCTTCATTATTAGTAGGTTTTACTGAATTAGGTTTAGATGTTAATGACCCAAAAGTTAAAGAAATAGTTTTAAAAGATTATTTTGTTAAAGAAAATTCTTATAACAATTTAAAAGAATCTTTATACGATAGGGCAAAAGAGCAAGGGAAAAGAGTAGCAAGATATGGCTTTGCTGGTTTTCAAGGAATATGGGAAGGCTCTTTACCTCGTTTAGTAAGATATTTAGAAGCTAGACAACAAGGACAATCACACGAAGAAGCAAGAAAAAAATCAAGAACAGAGTTAGGTGCTAATTTATTAAAACAAGGATTAGATGCTGAATTAGGAAGTGGTATATTTCCAGCAGCAAATGATATAGAGAATACAGAAGAATATAAAAATTTGCTAAACAATTCTGTAGACCCTGAAGTAGCAAGAAATTTTGTAATGAACAATGTACTTGATGAAAACATATACGAATCAGCAAAAAGGAGAGCAGAACAAAATATACAATTTGTTGGTGAAAGAGCAGAAAAATTTAAGGAAGCTGGTCTTGATCCTACTGTAACAATAGGAAGATTTTTATTTAAACCTTTTGACAGAATAGTAGAACCAGGAACTGATGCTTACAATATAATTACAGGTTCTATAGATTTAGTTGCACAATTAATAGGCGATCCTACATCAGTAGCTACACTAGGAATAAGCAAAGTACGAAAAGGTAAACAAGTTTTTACTGCTGCATCTAAAATGGCAGGATTTGAGCAAGCAGGTTTAGTAAGTGGTATGAGAAAAACTTTGCTTGGACCAACAACTAAACAATATTTAGCTAGTAATAATGGTACTACTTTCAAAAAATTTTTATGGGATAATGCAGATAACCCAAATGAAATTATATCAAGGTCTAGTGAATCTATAAAGCAATACGATTTTCTTAATAAATTGTCAAAATTAAAAAGTGAAAATGCTGGATCATTTGATGAAGTTGGTAATGTCATAATGGATAAATTTTTAGATGAAGAATTATTGTTAAAAGTAACATACGGACAAGTACCAAAAAAAATAAATCAAGGTAATGGATTAACAAAAGCTATGCAAAGAACTTATGGTTCTAGAGTTGTTGTTTCTGACCCAGATGATGCTGTATTACAATTAAATAGATTTATAAATTTAGCCACAAATGATGCAGACAGAAAAAAAGATTTTATGCAAAATGCTGTAAAAGCATTAGGTGAAGATGATTCTATTACTGCTATAAATAATTTACTTGTAGATACTCTTGAAAATACTATGAAGCAAGAATTAAAAAATGTTTTAAAACCAAAACTAGGTAGTAAAACTGAAGAATGGATTAATGAATCAACAAAAGTTTTTGTAGGTTTTCAAGATGATATACAGGAAGCAAACAAAGTTATGGGCATTTATGCTTCTGATGGTGTAGGCAATCAATTACCAATAACAGATTTTATTAAAAAAGAATTTGGTGTAGAAGCAGATTTTTTAACAAGACCTGTTACAACAACACAGTTAGCAAAAGAAATACATCTACCTAATCCAAAAGATATTATAAAAGCAGGTCAAGTATTAGAAAGTAAATTAGGAAAATATGGTGCTTTTGTAATAGACAATATGAAAGGTGAAAGTGTAAAAAGGTTTTTAGATGGATATTACAGTCGTGTTTGGAAGCCTTTAGTATTGTTAAGACCTGCTTGGACTACAAGAGTTATATTTGAAGAACAATTAAGATTAGCTACAGCAGGTGTCAATACTGCAATAAATTCACCATTAT